ATGGATGAAACCAAAAGTTTGCCGACTAGACCAAAGAATCTGGTCTACCCGAAAATACCTTTTGAAGATTTTTATGTTCAATTTGATTCGGTCAAGGAGATGGCCGACAGCAAAGAGTGGAAGAAGATCTATTCGAAATACTACGAATTAGATCCTTTTGAGTTGGAGATCCCTATCGGAGAAACCACAGACGATCAAAACAACTTCCCTCCAGAAAAGCAAATTGAAGAACTTACCAAAATATACAACAGCTTCTACTACTTCTGTCACAGGTACGTTAAAATTCTGCATCCTGTACATGGCACCATCCCTTTTGTGTTATACAAATACCAACGGCGGGTGATTGATTGCTATCGAGGTAAAAAATACAACATGGTGTCCAAGTTCCGACAGGGGGGACTGACTACTGTTGCGGTACTGTATGGCCTCTGGCAAGCGATGTTTCGGAAGGACAGACAAATCTATGTTCTGTCAAAAACTGACCGTGAAGCTCTCGCTGCTGGAGATATTGCCAAAAAGGCTATGGATAATTTGCCAACATGGATATACGACAAAGAAAAGGCCGACATCAGCAAGCACGAAAAACAATTCCACGATGTTGGATCTAAAATTTGCTTCTATACCCCTGAAGCTGCCCGTGGTAAGTCTGCATCAATGATTATCATCGATGAGGCTGCGTTCATCCCAGGAATGAACGATCACTGGAAGGCTATGTATCCAGTCGTTGCAACGGGTGGAAAGATCAATGTAGTTTCCACGGTTAACGGTCTGGGCAACTGGTACGAAGAGATGTACCACGGGGCTCAGGCCAACGAAAACTTCTTCAATGTAATCGACATCGATTATTGGGAGCATCCCATTTATGCCAACCCAGATTGGGCGGCAATCACCAAAGCCAACCTGGGAGAGAAGAAGTGGCAGCAGGAGATCTTGCGTGACTTCTTAGGATCTGGTGAAACTTACATTTCACCACACATTATCGGGCAACTAACTCGATGCACTAAAGAGACTCCTCCCCTTAGAACGGCTTTCCACAAATGGACGAATCGCAATGCCGCTAAATTGAACTGGGAGGATGGAGCCCTGTGGATCTGGAAAGAACCACAAGATGGTCAGGAATACATCATCGGGGTAGACTGCTCCGAGGGAAAAGGGGATGACAATCAGTGTTTCGAGGTTTTCGACATGACAACGCTGGAACAGGTTGCTGAATTTTACAGCAATTTGATTCCACCACATATTTACGCTCAAATCATCCATCAGATTGGGTCTTACTACAATACTGCTCTTGTGGTTGTTGAAAACAACGCAATAGGCGGTGCCGTGGTTGGCATGCTGCAAAACGATTTGGCTTATGAGAACCTTCACTACGAAACGAAGAAGGTTGTGGTCAATACCCCCGGTATCAAGGTACAAGTAGCGAATCGCTCTGTGTTCTTGGAATCCTTCCAACAGCGTTTGCACAACAATACCGCCAGGATCAACAGCAAAAGGCTGGTCCATGAACTCAAGACGTTCATTTACAACGCTCAAAAGAAAAAGGCCGAAGCAATTAAAGGCAAGCATGATGATGCGGTCATGGCCTGTTGTTTCGCTCTGCATATCCGCGACGAACAGATGAGAGGAATCCCGGTGGGTGCCGATGTACCCGAAGAAATGACTAAGATTTTCAAATCAGAGATGTATGCGGAGATCAGGAAAGAAATCATGGAGGGTGCCCAAAAGGACTGGCAAATGGAAGAATCGGAAGATCCTCTTCTGATTAGTGATTCTGAGGATATTCTGCCTCCGATTACTTTCAATATTAAAAGAAAACACGACAAGCTACTAAAGGAGTTTGGTTGGTAATGGGTAAAACAGAAAAGACTAAGAAACTAATAGAAGAAGCAATTCGACAACTGCCGGAAGACTTTTCTCTGCGCGATGCTCGATACCACATGACCCGAGCTTTGAATGAGATCCAACAGGTCGAAAAGAAGCGGGCCAAACGGTCCCAGCAAGAAGAGAAGCTAACCCCCCGTCAGAAATGGGAGATGGATTTGCAGACTGGCAGTCTTGTTCGACCGGAACTTACTCCACAGCAGAAGCATGATGTTCTTGCTCAAATCGACAGCATGATCGATGAACAAGAGAAAAAGATACAAAATGCTCGCAACAAGGACGAAGACGAAACCGACCTTCTTACAGATTAGACCTCAAATTTAGCTGCTTCAAATAGAAAAGGTATCTTTCGTAAGCATCCTGGCCTCTTTGGACAAGATCCAGGGGTACATTCTCGATACCCTCTTCGATGAATTCTTCCAGGGTAGGTTCAAGCTGCGTATTGAGATCTAAATACTCTTCTATCAGTGAGAAACCGGTTCCGCTGGTGAGATCGTCCCAGGTTAGCAAAACCGCTCCTGGGGTGCATCTGGCTAGCTCACAAATGCGGGTGAGCCGAAAACAGTAGTAGCTGGTCGCATTTTCTCGGCTATATTCCCTCATGTTGTTGAGAGTTGATTTGGCCGAACGGACCACATAGATGAATTTACAACATGTTAACAGGCTCTTGCAAGCGAAATTGGCATTTAGGAGGAGGTGATCGCCGTAAATGGCTGAGGCCGTTGGCCACTTATGCTTCTTGGCAAACATCCAATTTAGATCGTCAGGATGGTAGTAGGCCCCATGAGAAGTCTCGATGGTTATGATCGGATTACGATTCATTACCTTGACTAAATCATTGGACCCCGATCCAAAGTGGCTGACAATAAAAAGTACATTCTTCATTGTAATAAATGAGTACGGATTGGTAAATAAATACGGCAACTAGAAAAGAGAGGTAACACTATGCCGTGGTGGGATTTTTACAAACTTTGGACCTATAGTTTCGAAAAAGGTCCTCTGGAAAAGCAACGAGATCTGACCCAGGCACCGACCGGTGCTGGGGTGGGTATGCCCGAAGCAATTCCCGACCTTCGCGGGGAAGCCTGGGGAGGTGGTCCACGCGGGTCCGTTCGTCTTCATGACAGTAACGATTTTATCGATCTGTCCACCGTCACCAACCGGCTCGCCAGATACAAGGAATACGAACGTCTTCGAAATCTGGCTGAAATTGAGATGGCCATGACGGTTATCGCTGAAGAGGCCTGTGTCATGGGCCGCACGAAAGTCGCAACCGTTTGGGATGGATACGTTAATATCAGCAAGCTGGCCAAGGATTGGGAGAAGAATCCCAAGCCGTTCCTGGTTTATGCCTGGGACTTCGCCAAGGATGACTATACATTAGCGTGGGCCTATGAGCCCCGACTTGTCAAGAGAGCCAAAACTGTCAGGGTGACCTTCCATGATGGCACCCAATTAGTCGCAACTGATGACCACAGGGTCCTAATGTTGGACGGAACCTGGATGGAGATGGGCGGCATTCAAGTCGATGACAAGTTCAAGGCTTTTCATAAGGTGGATGCAGATCGTCGGCACAATCAACTATCCAAGAATGTCTTCTCCAGAGTCTTCACCTACAAAGACGGCTGGAAGAGTGAACGACAATTTATTGATGAATGGCGAACCGGCGAAACAACTCACAGACAAGACAACGTCAATAAGGTCGCCAGAATGCTGGAGGATGGTGCTAGTGTTCGTGAGATCGAAAAAGCCACCAACGTTAAGTGGTCGCACCACAAAAAACGAATGGAAGAGGCTGGCTTCACCCTAGCTGAACATCGTCAGTTGAGTTACAAGTATGACTTTAAGCGGGTAATCAACGTCGAATCTCACGATGAGGTCAACGTTTACGATATGTCGGTCAAAGACCATGAGAACTTCTGCACTGATTCGGCGGTTGTTCACAACTGTCAAATTGGCGACAACGGCCACGTCTTTGAGATCAAGTGCAAAAACCAAGAAGTCAAAAAGGAACTAGAGTGGCTGCTGTTTAGTCGGAAAATGCTCAACCTGGACCGAAGGTCCTGGAATCACGTCAAACGACTTTGCATCTTCGGGGACGGGTTCTTTGAACTTCTTACGAATCCCGACAATCCCAAAGACGGCATTCTTAAGATGCAAGAACTTCCACCCGACAGCATGTATCGAATCGAAACTACGAAATGCCGTCTGGTTGAATTCCAACAAGGTAAAGATGGCCCCGACTATCAGGCCCTTACCCGAAATGAAGTCACAAAGGCTACAGAAGCCGACCTACAACAAGCCACAGCTATTCGATTCGCACCAAAGCAAGTCATCCACTTCCGCATCGGGGACGACAGAAAAGCGTTCTATCCCTACGGACAGAGCTTGATTGAACCCGCACGCGGGCCAGCCCACCAACTAAGGTTGATGGAAGATGCAATGGTCGTCTATAGATTGACTAGGGCACCAGAACGGAGGATCTTCTACATCGATGTAGGTAAATTGCCGCCGTTCAAAGCGGAAGCATTCATTGAGAAGATGAAAGATCAATTCCGCAAAAAGAAGGTCGCCAGGACAAGAGGTGGTGGTGGTGGAGCCAATGTCGTTGAAGAAAGGTGGCATGCTCCCGCTGCTGACGAAGATTACTGGTTGCCGATCCGACCCAACTCAAACACAAGGATCGACACCCTTCAGGGAGCCCAAAACCTGGGCGAAATCGATGATGCTCTGTATTTCAGAAACAAACTCTTTACAGCCCTGAACTTCCCACAAAACTACTTCAACAATAGCGACCCACAGCAGACTAGAGTCTCGGTTTCGTCGCTAGACGTGCGATTCGCCCGAATGATCGAAAGAATTCAAGCACACTACGTTGATGGAATCGTAGAGCTTTGTGAACGACACCTGGAACTCAGAGGGTTCCCCGATGAAGCCTATGAAGATCTGGAACTCAAAATGACTCCTCCGTCCGATTGGAGGGAGATGAGTAGAAGCGAAGTCCTTCAAGCAAGACTGAACTTTGTTACTAGCCTGAAGGGTGCGATGATAATGGCCGATTACGATCTGCTAACGCGATACATGAATCTGCCCGCAGAAGAAGTCGAAGAAATCATCGCCCGCAATACCATTCAAAAACTTCAAGAGCTTAAGCTGCAAATCATCGGTCAAAACCCGCCACTCATGGGAGTCGGAGTACCAGGAGCCCCATCGGGAGAACAAGAGATCGGGGCAGTGCCGGGCGGTCCTAGCCCAATGTTGGGTGGCGAAGAAGGGGCACCTCCTGAAGGAATGCCTCCTGAAGGAGCGGAAGGAATGCCGGGAGCCGAAGGACCACCTCCAGAAGGCGAAGCCGGGCCTGAGGCCGCTCAACCGGGAGGCGTGGCTTTACCGGAACCAGACACCCAGGATATTAAACGGTTCGATCTAGAGATTAAGAACTACAGTCAACAGCAAGATGCGGAAGACATAGACTATAGCGAGGAGGAATAATGGACGATAAGAAGACCTATGTAATCCTCATTCGGCATCCAGAAGAATCCAATGCCACCCCTTTTTGTGGAAACAAGGAAGAAATAGAGCAGCACAAGGGCTTACACAAAGATTGCCCATACATGTTGTTCGAAGCACAAGAGATTGATCGACAGGGAGATTGGGGATAAAAAAGGGCAAAACGATAAAATAAGAGCCGCTCCCGCATAGCGGGAGCGGCTCTCTTTATGTCTTGTCAATCGAGATTTAGTCTTCCATACCGCCAGCCGGGTTACTATCAGCAGCGGGCGGTGCTACGACATCTGTATCGTCCTCCACATCACTTTGCACGCCGTCGCCGGGGGAGAATTCAGTGGATGGGTTCTCGATTTTCTCTAGTAGTTCTTTAATATCAGGATCTTTGCTTCCCAGTTGTGCGAAGAAGTCTTTTGCTTCTTGAGGATATCTCTTCCACGCCAATCTTATCACTTGCAATAACAAATCGTCTTGATTTGATGCTGAGTCTACTGAAGTGTTTTCTTTGAACCTGACGAAGCTACTAAATGTTTTCATTATTAAATCTCATGTTTTTAGCGGTTGCGGCATACTATAGATATAGTGACATCCGCCTCTATTTAGGCATATGTGATGTGAAAATGACGTTGAATATCCAAATCTGTGCGAGACAGAGTGGGTGAAATAAAGTCTAGTCGAACAGGAGTAAAGCGATCATGAAGAAGAAACTCATCAATTATGATGTTTTTGAGAGAATTGAACAAGATTCGCTATCATCAGCAGAAGCCGAACTGGCAGAAGCCGCTCCAATCTTTGCAAAAGCACTCCAATTGAACTGTGCCGAGCTTCATTGTTTTGGTCCCAGTGATGTCCTTTATGAAACTTGCGATGGTTCTTTTGTCCACGCAAACTATGAAGTTAAGGACAGCTATATCACGTTTGATAACGTTGAAGAACTGGTCCTCAATGAAGAGACAGAGTACAACAAGCAACGCGATCTCATTGGCGACATGCTTGATGCTTTATTGGAAGACAAAGAAGAGAAGGCGAACCAGTTATTTAGCGAATACTTAACTCTCCCAAGAACTCGCAGAATCTTTGTTGAACGAAAACAAGAAAAGGCCATTAGTGATAAGGGCCCAATTCTTGAGAGAATTGGCAAGAAAAAGAACAAAAAGAAGCCCTGCTGTCGCGGTATGGCTTGCAAAGAGAGCATGCAAAAGGCACTCGCGGGTTGGGGTCGGATGTGTGAACATGTTTTTGAATACCTTGACTACAAACAATACGGTCCCGCCGTTAGTGAATCCAAGGTTCGCTATGATGACAGGGGCAACGCTGTAGGTCTTCGTATTCCAACGACACAGTTGAGAAATGAGCAAAAGCTGCTTTCTTTCGACTGGAAGACCCTCAATACCGACTGTGTTTGCAAGAGAATGAATGCCAAGACGCTGTCAGAGGACGTGCAATTCGCACAGGCTGTCGCTGATCTTAAGCGACACAATGCTCTATCTGACAACAATGCTCTGGAAGAAGTCCTTGAGAATATCATCAGCAAATGGCCACACGTCATTTACCTGACTCAAGACGAACTTTCCGAATCGATCAAATCGGCTCTTGAAACAGCCGGTGCGACGAATTACGACGATCAAACATGCGATTTCATGGCCGAAGGAATCCTTCGAACAGCCCATCACGCCTACGTTGATCGTGTTGCCAAGATCTTGAAGCTGGCTGGTGCCCGCGTTGACGAAGGTGCTGAAGATCCTTACATGATCTTCAAGAACGTCGTTGACCAGTTCTATCCCGCTCTTGATGAAAATGCAACTGTCGAGATGCAAGTCTTCGTTGATCTCTACGAAGCTCTTCGACACGTTCACAAGGTTGCAACCGAAGAAAACAACGTAAATCTTCGTGCGGAAGCTTCGATGCATTTGACCGAACTTCTGCCTATCGTGCAACAAGAGGTCGAACCCTCTCTAGAGGTTGCTGAATCTGCTGCTGAATGGCTGGCAATGTTAGTTGAAACCAACCTTGAAACAAAGGATTGGGATGTAAGCAACACGCCTCACATTACTGTCAGTGGTGACCATCCCGCGATGGCTGACAAAGCACGTCAGAAGTACGCTCCTGCCGCAGATGCTAGTGGCGATTGGGGAGATGTTGCTCCTGCCAGTGACGGTGCCAGCTATAAGGGTGGCGAAGCCGACCTTATGAGAAACCGAGCGTATGGCAACCTGGGCGGCTCTGATGTCTTCCCGGCTTTGAACAATCCATATGTTCCGACACCATTTGGTGACTACAAAATTAAGGGAGAGAAAGCAATTGAGGCCGATTCGGATCAATTAGCCCACTGGGGCACAAGTGATACATGGCCAGGGTTGCAGAATCCCTATACTCCTGCCGCAGTGACACCTTACACGTATAAGATGAACCACGGTAAGGAGCCCGATCTAGTCGTTGACCAATAACAAACGGGAGGTTTTATGGAACTGCTTGTAGAACATGATTCAACTCCCGGTACGATCTATGAAGATCGGCTTATTCTCGGGGGTGCAATTGGTGCCGTCTTGAACGAGATGACGCTGAATGAATCGACCGACTCGTCTGGTTCTCTGAAGTTCAGGGGCAAATTCCAGGAAGCCGAAGCGGTCAACAAGAATAAGCGAATGTATCCGTACACCGTTCTCAACCAGAATGTTCTCAAACTGGATGAGGTTATTAAAAACGGTGGTTTGGTTGGTGAATTAGATCACCCAGCGGATTCTATTATTCACTTTGAGAAGGCTTGCCACAAGATCACAAAACTGTGGTGGGAAGGCAAGACCCTCATGGGTGAAGGAGTAATCCTTAATACACCAGCGGGCAAAATTATCAAGTCTCTTCTCAACGATGGGGTGAGGGTTGGTATCAGTAGTCGTGGTGTTGGAAATGGTAAGGTGAACGAGGATGGTGTCCTTGTTATTGGCGAATCTTATAAGCTAATTACGTTTGATGCTGTGGCAGATCCCAGCACAAATGCCGCCTTCCAAAAACAAATAAAAACACGCGAAAGCGTGGTTCCAGTGTCACCGGAGCCACAAGCTGAAGTTAAAAATGAGGCTAGCGGCTTATATACTGTTAACTCTGAACTGGTTAAGGCTTGTTTTGGTGGCATTGTTCAAAAAAAGGCCAAAGAAATCCAAGAGAGGTTACAATAATGGAAAAAATCGTTGAAGCGTTGAGCAAACTACTTCCTGAAGAGCAAGTTGCCGAGGTTGCTGAGGCCGTGCAGGGCGAACTGGAAACCGCTAAGGAAGCTTTGGAGCAAGAATATAGCGATAAGCTCCAAGAAGCCTACAAAGAGTTTTCAGAAGAACTCAAGCAAGCTGAACAAACCGGTGAACAGGGCTACAGCGAAGCGTTAGCTATGATTAAAGAGCTTCGGGGTCGTCTTGATACGCAGAAGAAAGAATTTGAATCTGCTATGCATGATGGCTACGAAGAAGCTTTCCAAATGCTAGAAGCTGAGAAAGCAAAGAATGAAAATCTCGATGTCGAGATGTATGAAGAATTCAACAAAAAGCTCCAAGAGATGCGTGAATACTTCATCGACAAGATTCATCAATTCCTTGAATACAAGGGCCCCGAGATCGCTGAGAGTGTCCGTCGTGACCTCGTTAACGATCCTCGCTTGGTCGAAAACAAAGTTGTCCTGGACAAGATTGTCGAAAACGTTTCTGACTACCTTGATGCAGATCAATACAACAGTGTTGCAAATGCCAAGCTTGAAGAAGCCAGTCAAGCGATTGAAGATCTAAGAAGCCAAGTGAAGATTCTGGAATCCAGAAACATCCGACTTGGTACAGAGAATGGCAAGCTGAATGAAGCCGTGCGACAGCAAGAGCAATTGCTGGCCGAGGCCAATGAGAATGCCGCTCAAGACGACAAGCAAGAAAGACAACAGAAAGCAAAGAACGTAACGGGGAGAGGACGGGTCGCTGAAGAAGGCATCATTCGCGAACATCAAGAAGAAGTTCCCGAGGGAGAAGCCGACGATAGCGACACAACATTAGTTGAAAGTCTTGATCCTGACATGCTTGCCCAAATGCAAGTTTTGGCTGGGACCAAGGAAGACGAATAAACAATAACCAAGGAGAAAAATGCAATCAGCAAACGCAAAGTTTCTTAATGAAGCTGCCGTAATGGAAAACCGTTGGGGCGAAACTGGTCTGCTGAACGGCATTAAAGATCGTTATACCCGTTCTTGCACCGCCGTTCTTCTGGAAAACCAACGCCTCATGAATGAAGTAAGCACCGACACAGGTGACATTGCTCAATTCAAGAGAATCTCTATTCCATTGGTCAGACGTATTTATCCGCAACTGATCGCCAATAAGGTCGTTTCGGTTCAACCTCTGCTCGGCCCCACGGGTCTAGTTTACTACCTGAGGTTCCGTTACTCCACCAACAAGGGCGACGTGAGAGGAGCCGACAATAACGCTGGATTCCCCGGTGACGATGTCAATTCCCTCCAACAGTTGGCCAGTGGTGATGCAAACCTGTCCATCTACTACTCTCACCAGCTAGTAGAGAACGAAACCACATCGACAGATGATGGTGCCGACGTTCTCTCGGTCTTCAGCCCACTGGAACACACTCCAATCTTGGCTGGTACGATCACTGGTACGATCTATGATGGTGGTGTTGCAATTCAAACTTTCGTCATTGACGAAAACAACAACTTCACTTTCACCGACATTGGTGCCCCCGCTCCCAAGGTCACAGCCGGAACACTAGATCTTACGACTGGTGAGATGACGCTGACCTGGAACGGTGCCCCCGGTGAAAACTATTGTATCATGAGCTATGAATACAATATGGAGTGCAACCAAGATCTCCCAGAAATCAACCTAGTTGTTGAATCCGAAGAGATCGCTGCAAAGACCCGAAAGCTGAAGGCTGTCTGGTCATATGAGGCCCAACAGGACCTCCGCTCGCAGCACAATCTGGACGCTGAGGCCGAATTGACTGCGGTTCTGGCTCAAGAAATCAACCTTGAGATCGACCGTGAAGTCCTCACCGACCTCCGTAACAACGCTGGCACCGTCGCCAGTTGGGACTTTAATACCGCTCTAGGGGACACCATTAAGGAGAAGTACGAATCCCTCTATGTGAAGGTTGTCGAAGTTACGAACGTCGTCCACCGTAAAACCCTGCGTGGTGGCTGCAACTGGCTCGTCACAAGTCCTGAAGTAGCAAGCATTTTCGAAACCGCAACTGCTGGTTTCGCTCCTGCTCCTTCCGAGACATTCACGTCGAGCTTGGGCATTCAATACGTCGGAACAGTCAACAATCGCTGGAGACTGTACAAAGATCCTCTATTCCCAACGGGCCAGATACTAATGGGCTATAAGGGGGATAGCTATATGGATTCCGGCTATTTTTACTGCCCCTACGTGCCACTGACACAGACCCCAGTGGTACTAGATCCCGATTCGTTCTGCCCCCGAAAG